TAAAACTCTAGTAGCTCAACCCTGCCATCAGGGTAAAAGCCCTTAGCGTCTTTGCTTGCCTTCACACCCTTTACGACGTTGTTGTAACCACTGCTCTGTTGCTCTATATGCTGCTTTACCTGCTCTTTAAGCTCGCTATGGTTGCCGTAAAGTGTGTTGTCGGCTAAGTCCTCATAGACGATAGGCTTGCGGTATGCCTTCAAGCACTCATCCCAGTTGTCGGCGTTGTCGGTATCAAACACAAAGGTGTAGGGGTCAACCACCTGCAAGTCTGCCAACTCGGCTACTGTCTGCTCAACCTCTACAAACTCGGCCTCCCCATTCATACCAAGTTGTAGCTCTGTCCCCATCTGCCCACTAAGCACCCGCACTTTGCGTGTCTTAGTCATCCGCCCAGTAAAGGCGATGCACACGCCTTTTGTGATGTAATGCTCAGCCAGTAGGTCAAGCCTGCACCTTAGTTTGTTTTGGCTAAACAGGTAGTTGAGTAAGGCTTTATAGGTAGGGGCTTGCTCTTGGGCTTGCTCATCATCGCCCTGCACATCAAACAATACCTTCTCGCCCTGTAGGCTTCTTGCCCAAATATGGCCTTGCAAGGTGTTAAGCACCTGCCTAGCAAAGGGTAGCTTGATATCCAGCACCTTCGTCTTACTGCTGTAGCTTGGCTCTAGTTGCTTCTCTACTTCACGCCATATAGGTTCCGCTTTAGTCTTGCGGTCTTGCTCCATGTTTTCAAACTGCTTAACCAGTTGGCTAATGACTCGCTTCTGCAAGTCCTCGGTTAGCTCTACCTGCTCGCCTTCGTCATTCTCATAGGTGTAAACAGAGGCCAACGCATCAGCCTCTGCACCTACTGGCATCAAATCCAGCTCATCCATCGGTTAGTAGCCTTTGCCCTTACCGCTGCCCGTTGGCTTTTGGGTTGTGCCTTTGGTGATAGGCTTCTTTGTACCTAGGTACTTGCCCACTTCACCGCCACGTGTGCTACCGCTTGCGCCAGCTTTGGCGTGGCTACCGTCTTGAACACCTGCGCCCATAGGGTAGGTCTCCTGCATTACTGATGTAAACCATGGTTACACCCCTAGTCTACTGGTAACAGTAGCGTCTTAGGCTTCTCAGTGTTCGGCATTTTGGGAGGCTCTAGCACCCATGCCAAATAGCCTAGGGCATCGCTCGCATGGCTTAGGGTGGGGTCACTTCGCTTGTCTATGTCGCCTGTGGGCAAGCGTCGCATCTCTTCAAGGTCTCTCGTTAGCTTAGGGGCGGCCTTGGCATCAACAAACATACGCCTCTCGCCGTTGGCATTTTGCAACAGGCGGTTGACATTCTCCACCCTGCTACGCACAATCGGGTTGCCACCGTACACCCTGATGTCCTGCATTGACACGTTGTAGCCCCTGCTGTGAAGCGTCTCAACCATCAGGATGTAGTCAACTGTGCCGCTGGTGCTGTAGCTACCGTTGTAATCGCCGTAAAACTTAAGCTCAACCACTTGGTTGGGCGAGTACCTAGAGCAAAACACGTCAATGTTAGCAGGCGTGTTGCCCTCGGCTATCTCATCAAACACGTAAATCCGCCCGTTGTGATGATGCGCCAGCACGCTATGACAGGCGGGGGCAATGTTAAAATCCCATCCCCAGTGTATCGTGAGGCCGTCAACAAAGGGTATCGGCTTGGTGTGCTGTGTGCGGTCAAACTTATAGTACACTTGGTTGCTTGGGTTAATGAACTCTGCAAAGTATTCCTGCCTCCACGCTTCAAGTGTCAGGTCTCGCCTCGCCGCATCCACCGCCACTTGGTCAATGAACTTACCCTCTACGCTTGGGTAGCAGTGGTAGCTCCACCCCTCCTCTTTGTCAATGCCACGCTTGCACAAGTCATAGAAGTAGTTGCGGCCGTCAGGCGTCGAGGTTATGAGCATCTCGCCGTATGGCCTCACCCTGTCTAGCATCGGCCTCACAATCTTCGTCAGTATCTCCTCGGTACTCTTGGCAAAGGCCGCTTCATCAAGATAGAAGCGGGTGAAGTATGCACCCCTTGCGCTGTCAGGGTAGTTGCTACCCAGTAGGTGAATCGTTGCGCCATTGATGAGCGTTATACGGTGTTCGCTCTTGTTGATACGCTGTGTGATAGGGTGGAAGAAATGTACGGCTCTCTCCCAAAAGATGTCCTTAGCCTGCTTTAAGTCGGGAGCCATATATCCTAAACGTGGCGAAAGACGCCTTCCGTGGGCATCTGTGTAAGCCGACAAGCACCCGATTAGCATATCGGCGAGGATAAGTGAGGTCTTTCCCCAGCCTCGCCCTGCATTGACTACCCTAAAACGTGACTCGTCAAACAGCACGGCCTCATGGCACTCTTGAAGAATCACCGTTAGGTCAACGTCAACGACAGTCTGTTTACTGTTCATTCCAGCCCAACAGGCCAGCCTTTGCCTGTATTGCCCCAGCTTGGCACGTATTGCACACCCGCTCATTGCCACTCTTCGCCCTGAACTGGCTATGACAAGCGTCGCATTGCTTGATAAAGTCTTGGGCTTTTCTCGCCCCGCCCTTCTGTGGAGCTTTCTTTAGCGTTTTATTCAGCTTGGTAAGGTTGAGCCACCCGCTCTTACTGGCCTTGTTGCGCACCTGTTGAGCCGATAAACCTAGCTTCTCCCCTATCGCCCTAGGCGGTAAGCCGTCTTGGTAAAGCTCCCTTGCCGTGTTCCACTTCTCGGCTTGTGTGATGCGCTCATCTGTTGCGCCAATAATGAAACAGAGATTGGTGTAAACCTTCTTTAGCCAGCCTTCAGGGTGTTGCTCCATTAAGCCTAAGGCTTCGCTCGCCCAGCCGTGAATGTTGTCATCGCTCAAACGCTACCCCCTCTCACGATGTTAAGCCTAATCTCGCCCATGCCTTTAAACTCCACTACTTGAGGAGCCTCAAAGCCTGTCATTTTATTTAACACCTCTACAGACTTTACGGCATCGGATAATTTGCCGTGACTTTCAGCGTCAAGCCCTAAGTTTATTGCCTTTCTTAGCACTTCCGCCGCCTCTTTACGAGTCCAAAGTATTTCATCCGATAATTTAGCTTTTAATTCAGCGACTCTTGAGGATATCTTGAGATTAGCCATTAACTGGCTCGCTATCTCATTTACGCTTTTATCGCTTTTTGTTTTAGTGTCATAGCATTGTCTGTAAGCGTCACTCTGTGTCATGCCATCAGCAACAGCTTGTGCAAACGCCTCTTGTTTAGCTGTGAGCGGCTTCTCCACCGTTAATCCTCTCATTGTCGCCAGCGAGCCACACCACAACAGCGCCCGCTGGCTTTATCATTGTACACCGCTTGATTGAATTTTGTAAACCTTCTCCAAAAGTGTTGACAAGCACATAATATACATGTATACTAATTACATGAGGTTGAGCGAGTGGCTCACCCACTCTGAAAGGAACACCGAGATGAACACCTACTACTACGCCGAAAACGCCGTTTTTGAAACTTTAGAGCAAGCCCAGTCATGGGTAGCCAGCCAACCACTGGCCAAGATTTGGGAAGTCACTGGCTACGCTAGCTTTGAAACCTTAGAAACCGAGTTTGAAGCCGAGGGTAGCAACGGCATCACCACTACCCGCACCGTTGCCCGCTAGCCTAACCCCCCGCCCCCTTGGGGGGCTTCTCTTACTACCTGAAAGGAATAACCGAGATGACAACAGTATTTGTACCAGTGTTAAAACATGCCGACGACAACGAAAGCATAATATTCACCAGCAAGTTTGATGGAATTAAAAACAAAAACGTCTGCTGGACGACCCCAGTCCATGAGTGTGCAACAGCTGAAGTTGCTATTATGAGAGCAAGGGACGCTTTAACCCAGTGGGGTAGCACTTACTCCCCTGATGTTTACACCCCTAGTTGCATGACGGCCATAATGTACTAACCCCCGCCCCTTCGGGGGCTTACCCAGTCTGAAAGGAACACCGAGATGTTTTTAGTTGAAAGCCTAACTTACAACGAACTTGCCTCCGAGATTATTTTAGAACCTTCACTTTTAGCTTTAGTAGATGAACAAAAACTTTTTAACCATGGCTACCAGCTTTCCGAGCTACAAGAAATTGCAACTAACTGGATTTTAGCAGGCGAAGAAACAGGTTACACCGACTAACCCCCGCTAAGCCCCCTAGCAATAGGGGGCATTGCCCTATACACATAAGGATACCATTATGCCCCAATCACCCGATGCCCGCCGTGCCTACCACCGAGAAGCCCAAGCTAAACGCCGTTTGCGGTTGCGAGAGGAGGGTAAGCTACCCCCTAAGCCCACCCCTTTATGGCACGATGCCCACCCCGCCCAAGTGACCGCCGTTGTGCCTGTCGTGGTTAAAACCTACTTAGCTACGCCAGAGGGTAGGCAAGCCGTTTTAGCTTTGGCGTTGGGGGCTAGCCAATGACCCAGCGTAGTTACCGCATCGCATGCCGCTACTGGAGGGCTTGGGCGAGGCTCTGTTGCCTTATTAAAGCCTTTCGTGACCTTACCCACCCCGAGCCAGCTTACGCCTTGTGTGAGCGCACACAGCCTCCTCTGTGGAGGCAAAGGCGGTTAAGGCGACAACACCTAAGCCGTCGCAAGGTGAACATAACGCAGGGGTGGGGTTGAGATACCCCCCTTTGACTTACGCCCCCTTGAGTTAGCTTGAGGGGGTTTTGTCATCACCCCGTCACAAGCCCACTGTAGCCTCATGGAGAGGCCTTAACCCTTGGGGGGTAGTTATGATACCTATAGCAGCGTTTGGAGGGGTCTACGGCCAAGTAAAAGCCTTAG